ATGAGAAAAGCCCCCGACATCGCGGAGGCTTGAGGGTTGGACGGGGGTTAGGCGTCGAGTATGCGGCGGATCGTGTTGGGTGCTACCCCGGCGATCTTCGCGAGCTCACGGATCGACGCACCATCATGGTGGGCTGCACGAATCGCGTCCCGGAACGCCCGGTCAGCGGTCTCCTGTGCCTGTTGTGCACGGTGGATGACCTTCTGATGTTTCGGGAGGACGTACCCGGGGGGCCTGGTCACTCGGCCAGTGTAGGGAACTCGTGGAGGGGTGCCCCGCCGACCCAGTAGACGCTGCGACCGCATGTGCCGTCGTGGGCGCATTCGGTGTCGTCGTCGAGGTGGAGTGCACCGACCGGGTTGGGGTGGGTTGTGATGTTCATTGTCATGCCCTTTACTGTGTCACTGGTGGATACGTTATGCAAGAGGTTACGTATCCACCAGTGATACAGAGTTACTGGATGGGTACCCAGCCGGCGCCTGTCAGCAAGTACCGCTTCGGGTCGACCGGATCGCCGCCAGACCCACGCACGATCGGGTCGTAGTCGGTCGCCACGTTGAACGCCGACGACGGGATGAGGGTGGCTGTTCCACGGTCGGCCACGTCACACCTGCTCGATCAGGACTGCGGCGTTGGTTGTCACAGTGGACAGAGTGTAGGTATCGCCACCAACCGTTACGGTGTCACCGCGGGCCACAGCCGCATCGGCGTAGCCGCACTGTACGCCGTCCAGTTCACCGATCTGGTTCGTGCTGCTGCTCCAAGAGGTGCCACCGAAACCCACGAGGAGCGGGACGGTCGTGATCTGGTTATCGCCCTCTGACGCGGCGCCCCCGACGCGACCGTTCATACGCATGGTGTTCGGGCCGACAATGCAGTGTGTGCCCCAGTTGATGCTTGATGCTTTGGGAACCCGCGTGAGAGCGGCGGAAACACTTCCGGCCGTCGCTGAGGCGGTGCGATCCGCGGCCCCGTTCAGGCGGGTCGTTATCAGGGGGAACAGTGCGGCCCCAGCGTGCGCGGCGTGTGCGCTCGTGGGCGTGAAGAACCCGCAGTAGGACACCTGCGTCGGCTCCGTGCTCGAAAGGAGAATCACCCGATCACGGTTCACCGACGCGTTGATGACGAACGCAGACGTCGATAGGGGTGTGTCCATCGACGTGTAGGCGCTGGTATTCACCCAGCTTGTCTCCAGCGCCGACGTGGTCGCACCGAAGCGGGAGTATGTCGTCCCGTCGAGGGTGGTGCTCGAGGCGCTGTATGGACCACGCAACCCCACGTCAGACCCCGCGGTGTACCCCTCGAAGGGGGCGAGCATCACACCTGTCGCAATACCTGTCGTCGGGTATGAGATGTCAAGGAACCAGTCGAGGGTGTAGGTGTTCCCCGCGGAGGCAGACTTGTACACCTTGTGGGTGCGTGCCCCAATCACGACGGTGTCTTCGAGCGTCCACCCGAGCGCGAGCAGTTTCGTCGCCAGTGCGGTGTGAACCAGCGGACCCGGGTTCGCGTCAGCGGGGATCGTCTCTTCCCAATACGTCATGCGCTAATCCATTCGTCGCCCAAGATCGCGTTCGTCGGGTCATCCACACCCTCGGTGCCCGTGTACTGCCAGAAGTTCTTCGGAAGCGCACTGTTACGTGTAGCGCCCTGTGTGGTGTGCGGGTTGTTCGCAGAACCCGCGTCAATCGACAGGTCAGCCTGCCAACTCGTGGCGAAGTCCGTACCCGATGTCTTCTTGAGAACCTGTCCGGTTGTGCCCCCAGTCGCCACACCGGGACCGGTGGCGCCAGTAGCTCCTGTTGCACCTGTCGCCCCGGTGGCGCCGGTAGCGCCAGGGTCACCCTGCGGGCCTTGAGGCCCGGTATCTCCGGTCGGCCCAGCGGCACCCGTCGCACCCGTTTCGCCAGCAGGACCGGTAGCGCCAGCCGCACCAGTCTCGCCCTGTGGCCCCGCGGGACCAGTCGCCCCAGCAGGGCCAGTCGCGCCAGTCGCCCCAGCAGGCCCCTGCGGACCCGTAGCGCCGGACGGCGTAACACCCACCTCGATGGACGGCTGAGCGGTGACCGCAACGGTGATATCACTCATCGCGGCTCACCTGCCCCGACAGGCGAATCTTCCCCGCCAGGAACGTGCGGTCCAGATCCGTGTTCTCCAAATCCCAGAACACCGGACCCTCGAGCTCAGCCGTATCGTCCCCCACAATCGACAAGGTGATGACACCCGTCGCAGCATCCGACGCGTCCACGGTCAACGAAAACAGAATCTCGCTGGTAGCGGCAGTGTCGATACGCACCTGTGCACGCCACCCGGTTGTCGGCAACACCAGAGGGTCACCAGACTCCGTGTCCGTGATCGTCACCTGAAAGTTCGAGTCATCGCCCCGGTAGATGCGGAGATCCAGCACCCCAGGCAGTTGAGCCAGCTCAGCCATGTCGACCCCTCAGTTCCTCTTCCAGACTTTCAATGCGCGCAAGCAACACGGCGATCTGCGCGCCGTACAGGCCGAGCTTGTCGATGCCCGCCACAGCCCCGTCATCGTCGAACGTCAGAAACCGTTCCGCGTCAGTGCCGAGCAGTTCGTCAGCGATAGGCCCGACATGACGCCGACGCTTCTCGTCAGCGATGTACTCCCACTCGTACTGGGTGGGGAAAATCGACAGCAGACACGGCGCCGGGACGATGTTCCGCTTCAACCTGCGCGCGGACGGGTTCGAAAACGTACCCGGAACCACCACCGTCATCCCCGACGTACCCAACATGATCTGATCCGCCGCAGTCGTATCCGCACCCGTACCAATCGCGGTGCTGTCGTCATGGAGCGCGTTCGCAAACGCACCCAACGACGTCGCCGAAGCATTCTGGGCATACGCACCATGACCAACAGCCGTGCCACTAGACGCCAACGCCGTAGCCGACTTCCCCACCGCCACCGAGTTATCACCCTCAGCGTTCGTGAAGTTACCTACACCAGTCGAATCAACCCCAGCCGCCTCAGCATGGAACCCATACGCGGACGCACCAACACCCGACGCATCCGCATCATCACCAACCTGAGTCGTGTCAGCAGCAGACCCCGCATGAGAACCGTCCCCACCGCCACCGAACCCGGAACCGTCCGCACCCGACTGCGTCTCCAAAAACCGCACACGCCGCATCAGGTCGGCCATCTCACTACCAGGATTGTCGATAGCAACCATCAGACAAACTCCTCCTCGATAGTGAGCGTCAGAGTGTCGCCAACCCCACCCGACAACCCGATCAGGCGGAAATCGGTAGGCCCATCAGGCAGGAACGGGTCATCCGAATCAGTCACCGTGATAGTGGAACCCAGCACAAGATCCGTAGGCGAAACCTCCGTAGCGAGGACAGTGAGCTCCGGTTGAACCGTCGCGTACTTGTACTTCTGGACCCGCGCAAACGCAAGATCCCCAGCCGCACCAGGCGTCGCAGCCATCTTCACCGGATACGTCGTGTCCCGAGCCGGAATCACATACGGCAACGCGTTCGCCGTACCACCCACGGCCATCGTCAACCCGTAACCCTGCCCGATGCCGAACACACCCGTGACCTGCTTCAACCCGTCCTCGGACGACTTGTACGAGGACACAGGCGAATCCGCAGCAGTCAGGTCAAAGTCGAACGTGCCGCCAGTCAACGTGCCCGCCCGCGTCACCCACTCGAGCGTGTCAGTGCCCGACCATTGCGGAACGAACTCCACATCCGGCCCACCATCCAACCCCTGCAAATCATCAAGAATGTCCGCCACCCGCTGGAAGTTGTAGTTCTCATACACCGCAGAGAACGACCCAGACTCCACCAGCGACGGCAACACGATAGGCAGCGGGTATATGGCGTACGGGGCACCAATCGGCCCCTTGAGTCCAGCGTCAAGCACAAGGCCAACCGCGGACACCAACGACTTACTCGTGATCGTCAGATTCCCCGGCACCAACGACTCATCCGAATAACCCGCCACACCAAACGGATACCGGTACGAAAACCACGAACGAATATCCGTATGCTGCACCGTCAACATCTGCGTATCACGGTCATACGGGCGCCCCGTAACAACACCCGCATACACGGGCACGTCATCCCAGCACTGCACCAGAACCCGGTTCCACGTCTCCGTCAACGCACGCCACGTCGCCCGAGACAACGCACGATCACCCAACGAGAACACATGCGAACCAGACTGGGTGACGTTCAGCCGGCGCGACCACGAACCCTTCGCCGGCTCCACCTCAAGCTGCTTCTCCCCGGTGAGCGTGTCACAGAACCAGTAAGACCAAGTCACGGAACAACCACCTTCTCCGGGTCAGGCGCCCACAACTGGATCTGATACTCAGCAACCGACCCGTACACGAGAATCCGCAACTGCGGTTCCCCATACCGGAACACCGTTGCCGTCTTCGCACCCTTCGGAGTCGTCACCGTCAGAGTGTCCGAACCACCGTCCTCGAGCAGCGCATCCAACGCATCCAACGCGTCCTCAAACGCCTCCTCGTCACCAGTCCCCAACACCCTCCCGGAGAGCGTCACGATACGACCCGACAGGTAACCCGGTGTCGCGAACTGCCCATCATGGGTCGGACGGTCCACGTACTCGCGACGCATCGACGTGCCGCCAACGAACCAACCATCAAGCCCGTTATCGGCGATCGTGTACGTTGCCGCACTACCCCCGGCCTGGAACGTCAGCCCACCGACTGTCGCCGTGATGCTCATGAGCTCCTCATCTCGAACTCGAGGCTTCGCGCCGCGGCACGCCCGATCTGCTCTTCACTCATGCCCGGCTGCGGATAGATGTTCTGGACGACCGGCCGCGCGGCCCGTCCCACGCCGGCATCCCCACCGGAATGCAGGGAGTCACGGAACGCGTACACGGCATGCTGACCGCCCATCGCTGCCACATCCGCCGCAGTCATCACGTGCTCACCATCCGACAGCGCATACACCCCGGCGCCGTCGTCCGTCGGCCCACCAGGACCAGAGATCGCACCACCGCCAGCGCGACCCGGAAGCAGAACCGTCCCCGTACCAACCGGAGCCGACTGCCCCGTAACCGCCGCACTGAACGTGACCTGACGGCCATTAAACGACCGCAACCAATCGTTCAGCTTCGTTGACGCCGCCTCCGTGTGCACATTGACGAACGTCTCGATGTTCTCCGGAATCAGACCAAGCTCATCCGCATAGTCCTCCGCAGCCTGCCCCGTCAGACCAAACTGCTCCAACTGCCGGATCAGTTCCTCACGGCCCTCCTGGACAACCCGCTTGGCCTCTTCCTCAGAACCCGTGAGCTCATACGTAGACGCCGCAAGCTCCTTAGACGCCTCCGCAAGATCAAGAAGCGCATCCTGGTTATCCCGACCCGCCTGCTCGTTCAGATCGAGCGTCGCACCGTTCTCCGCCACCGACGCCGTAAGGTCATCAAGAGACTGCTGCAACTGCGACTGAGCCTCTTTGACACTGATAGTCACAGCCCCGAAGTTGCGGATCTGGTCCGCGAGCCCGTCAACCTCTTCACCCGTAAGCTGCGCCTGACCCGCAAGCGCACGCAGCGCGTCCTCGTTCTCCTTGGTTGACTCCTCAGACTGACCAAGAGCAAGGTCAAGAAGCTCCTGACCATCCGCGGCAACGCCCGCAGCAGTCGCCTGCTCGGTCAGAGCCGACTTGAACGCGGGCATCTGATCCAACAGAAGCAACTGCTGCTTCTCAGTCAGGTTCGCCGCATCCGCAAGCAGACGGAACTGTCGCTGCGCCACAGGAAGGTCAGAATCAGCGATCTTCCCGAGCTCGGTACCCAGCAGTTGCAGGTTCGAGATCGTCGAGTTCCCGATGATGTCGCCGGCACCCGTCGCGCCGCCCCGCTCGAGCACGGCACCCAACTCTTCGAGCTGCTTCGTGGCGAGCTCGATCCCGGACCCGCCGAACTTGCCAGCAGAGGAAGCCAGAAGATCCACGGCGTTTCTCGCGGACGTCACCTTGTTAGCGACTTCTTCAGCCTCGGGTCCGATGTCCTTCAACGCCTGCGTGAGCGCGTCCAGGGCCACAACACCGACCGCGAGACCCGCGATCGCCCCGCCGCCGATCTTCGCAATCGTGCTGAGACCCTTGGCGACAGACTGGGTGCGCGGGCTCATCAGCTCGAGCGCCGCGTTGAACTCAGCAACCTTCGGAATCAGCAGCAGATACGCGCCATACGCGATACCCGCCGCACTACCGACAGCACCAAGCCAGAACACGGCCTGCTGCCCGGCCGCGGGCATCTCGTTGAACTTGTCGACGAGGGTCGTGAGACCCTGCGTGAAGAACCGCAGGGGGCCGTCAGCAGCCTCACCCATCGAAATCAGGGCAGTGTCGACGGCGCCGTTCAGCGCCTCCCAGTCACCCTTCAGGTTGTCGAGCTTGGTCGCCGCAGTCTCAGCCGCATACCCCGCATCGTCAACCTTCTCAGTCCAGTCCTTGATACCCTCCGCGCCCTCTTCGTAGAGAACCGTCGCACCACGGATCGCGTCCTGCCCGAAGATCATCGCCAGAGTGGTCTGCTTCTGCTCGTCCGTCATCCCCTCAAGGGACGTCTCGAGCTCGCCGGCCAGACCCGCCAGTCCAATGAACTGGCCCTGCGCGTTGTACGCCTCGAACCCGATCTCCTTCATGAGATCGCGGACTTCATCAGTCGGGTTGGCGAGACGCAGAAGCATCGTCCGGAACGACGTGCCAGCATCGGAACCGAGCAGCCCAGCCGACGCGAACGCCGACAGAGAACCAACCGTCTCCTCAACAGAGACACCGAACTGGTCGGAAACGAGGCCTGCCTGCGCGAGGGCCTGCGACATGTCACCCACGTCACCCATCGCCTTGCCCGCACCCGCAGCCAGAAGGTCGGCGACATGGGTGGCGTCACTGCCGTCAAGGTTGAACTGCTGGAGGGTGGTGGCGGCGATCTCCGCGGCCTCGGCCACACCGATACCAGCAGCCGCGGCAAGGTCCAGAGACCCCGTCAGGGCGCCACCCAGGATCTCCGAAGCGTTGAGCCCCGCCTTCGCCAGTTCCTCAATCGCGTTCGCCGACTCGGTCGCGGAGAACACTGTCGTAGCGCCAGCCTCAAGAGCTGCGTCACGCAGCCCCTCGATGTTGTCGCGAGCGTCCTCGCCAGTCGCCGCCACGTTCGACATGGCCTGGTCGAACTCTCCGAACTTAGCAACCGCAACACCCAGCCCGGCCGCGATAACCGCACCAGCCGCAAGCGCCGTCCGACCAAGGAGCGTGAACGCTTCCCGCTGCTCCGCAAGCTTCTGCGCCTCAGTAGCCGTCTCACGAGTCGCCCTCGCGGCCTTCTTCATCCCATCGACGTACTGCTGGTACCCAATCGCCAGTTCAGCCTTAACCTGCCTAGTCATGCACCCTCCAGGGATGTATCTCGACCGGCAGTCCGGTACTGTTCGGTTGCATGAGGGCAAAGACCGTCACGGGCGCAGCACTAATAGCGGTCGCCGTGCTGCTCGCCGGCGTGACGGTCTACATGACCCTCGGTTTGGACCTGCTACGCACCCTGTGGCTCTACACGCCCTCATTGGTGCTACTGGTCGTCGGTGTGTTCACGATCGTTTCTGCACGTCCCACACCAGCGAACCCAGATCGGTAGCCTTCGGGTTCTCCGCTTCGTACGCCGCACGCGCCTGATTCATCGCACGCATAGCCCAGTCCTGACGCGGCTTAGCCACAAACGCGAACTGGTTGTCCGGGTCAGTCGCCTCCGCGACCGTGTACCCGTGCGGGCCACGCCGAACCCGTGCACGACGACGCGCCTCAAGCAACGCAGCAACATCCAGGGGCGAGAACTCCGCCTCACGGATCGTCACCGAACTCACCAGACGGTCACCGTCGTACTCGTAAGTCGTCACCTCGGCCGGTTCCCAACCAGACAGCCGGCGCGGTGAGACACCTATCTCGAGGGCTAGTTCCGCTTCTTCCTGGAACCGGCCCCCGAGGAAGCTTTTCCCAGTGTAAGAATCTTCGCCGCAGGCCCCTGCTGGTTCAGTCCCCACAGTTTCAGGGCGATGGTCTCCCGCCACGGGGAATCCAGAAGCCCGTACAGTTCAACCCACTCCGCTGCGGTGGGATGCTCACCCGCTACCGTCAGCTTGTCGACTGGGTAAGCACCGGCCGCAGCGTCGAGGTTGTAGCCCAGGTTCGAGTCGAGCTGTGCACCCTTGCGGGGCGGGTTGATAGCAGTGATCGCGGACCATTCCGCGCCCAACAGTTTCGTGAACGTCAGCGCGACCATCTCGCCGCCGACGACCACGTTCGCCGAATCGGTGACGGGTGTAGCCGCCTCCGCCCGAGCCTTCTCAATCAGATCCTGAATGCTCATGTTCTCCACCTATTCCACCGTGAAGGAGACCGGGCTGGATGGACGGTGGAGGAACCACCCAGCCCGGGGCTTGTTACGCAGCGATCGCGACGTCGTCCTCAGTGATGTCAATCACGAACAGCGTCTGCGTCAGGGTCTGCACACCGTTCTCAACGGGCGAGTCCTTACGCTGCTTGCCGCACTCAACGGTGATGACATCGACGACCTGAGCCGCGGCCCAAACCGTCGAGTTCGGAAGCGAGTATCGAAGCGTCAGGTGACCCTTCGTGCCCTGGATCAGGGTCGCCGCAGCAACATCCGCGTCGTCACCGAACACGTACTGCACCTCGACGGTCTCCGTGATCTTGCCGGGACGCTCAAGGATCTGCTTCAGCGTCAGGCGCGGGTCCTCGATCCGCGCCTCGTTGATCGTGCGCGTGAGCGTCTTCAGCGAGTACGTCAGGTCGACGCCCGCAATGAGGTCCGCCGCGGACTTCGGGTCGTCAGCCTCCGCAGTCCAGGTGATGCGAAGGTTGTCGTCCCAGTTCACGGACTGGGGAACGTCCTCAAGAGCCATGTCAGTTCTCCTCTGTCTTGTCGCCCGTGGGCGGCTCAATGGACACGGTCGTGTCCGGTGTCTCCGCCACGGGGCGGAAGGTCTGTGAAAGCGCCGCCATCCAGCGACGCCAATGCGCTTCGGTCACCGTCACCCGGTTCCCGTGCGCGTCCTCGAGCACGATGTGCCCCGGTGTGGTCGGAGGTTCAGGTGAACGCTTCAGTGCGTCCCGGAATGCGTAGATGGCATCCCGACCACCCATCGCTTCCACATCGTCCGCGGACCACACCGCCTCGCCCGGGCTCAGCCGGTATAGGCCAGCCACGTCATCACTCGGCCCCCCGGGACCGGAGATCGCACCGCCTGACTTTCTGTTGCCCATGCGGACCTCCTTAAGTGGAGAAGCCCCCGCACACGGCGAGGGCTCCTGCGAACTAGTGGTCATTCGGGGTCGGCCGACCAACCCACCTCAATAACCGCGTACACGATCGTCGGCTGCGGGTCCGTCTGCACCTGAATAGGCAAAGGAGACGAGAACCAGAGCGGCTTCGACCGCTCCCCCGCCACCGTCAGAGTGACCCCGATACCACCCGGAAACAGCTTCGCCTCCAGCAGATCCAGAAGAACCTGGACCTCATCCGCGTCCCGCCCCACCAAGTGGCCCGTGAACCGTGGATTCTTCCGAGACCTCGGCCCCGTCATACCCGTCTGCTCGTTCTGGCCCTGCGCGGGATGCCACACCATGTACGGCGGCGCCGGCTTCGTCGTGCTGTTCGGGTACTGAGCGAGCGTGATGAACGTCTTCGTAGCGAACGCAACGAGTTCCTGCGTCTTCGCCTTCAACGCGTCAGAGTGCTTCTTCGACATTCAGAGGCCCGCCTTCCGCATGGCATCGTCGACCGCACGCACCACGCCGCGCATGAAGTCCTCTTCGTTCTCCGTCAGAGAAGACGCGAGCTCGTTACCCGGAGTCAGAGCATTCGGTGAACCCGGCGCCCCAAACTCGATCAGGTTGCCGAGATGCGCGGCACCGCCGCGACCCTTCTCGTACCCGATCTCAGACTCAAGCGAACGCTTCCGCGAGTTCACGTCGAACGTGATCGCCCGCGCCGCCTGCCGGAAGTGGCGACGTGCACCAACCTTCCGCTGCGCCGCCTTCTTTATCCGGTTCGACGTCACATTCAGGGCAACCTTCAACGGCTCCTCGACGCCCTCCGCTGCAAGATCAAGGTCGGCGGCAAGCTTGTTCAGCTCGGAAAAATCGAACTCGATACCATCCGCCATGTCAGTTCGCTTCCTCCACCGGATACCGATGTGCGGTGACCTGACCAGCCTGCGGAAGACCCTTCGTCCGGGCCTCGCGACCAACAAGTGACGGGTCTGCTGTGGACGCAGTCACACGCCACAACGTGTTCACCCCGACCAACGGTGTGGCACCCACCGCGACGTGAATGTGCGTGTCCTGTACCGCGGGAACCTGAGATCCCTGCTCACGCTCAGACACGTTCATCGTGGCGGATTTCCACCGACCCGTGACGGCTGGGTAGACCGTCACCTCAGTCTCGACGACAACACCGTCAGCATCCGGCTCCGACTTCGTCACGGTGTACACCTTGAACGTCTCAGTGAACCGCCCCGCAGCCTGCGACCGCAGGTAAGGGAGCTGCGAAGCGATGTCGTACCCGAGATTCACTCTTCACCGCTCTCGAAGAGCGGGAACCCTGCGATGTCCACCCCGCAGGAACAGTACGACGCACCCATAGACAGGGAGCACCACGCCAGGTGCGTCGAACACGTGCCAAGCATGTCGATAGCGAACGCACCGGACGGTTCCGTGAGCCCAAGCAACGCCCAAAGCTCGTCAGGGATCGTCACCCGACCCTTACCGGACCGGTACGACTTCGACGTGGAGCCGTCATCCACCGAAACGGTCACCTGGGTTGAGTCGTCCGGCCGCTTCACCTGAGCGACCACGGCTTCCCGGACTACGTAGTCCAGTTTCGCCTGATCGATCGTCTCAACCTCGAGCTGCACGCGACGTACCTCGATGAGCATTTCTGCGTCATCGATCCACATCTCCCACTGCTGCTCAACCAGCGAACCGGAGTCGGGGACGGCCACCCCCAGAGCCACCGCAATGTTGTCGGTGCTTACAGACATGACCGCCCCCTACTCACTCGGAAACTTGAGCCTTGCGGGCGCGGCCCGACTTCCGGGGTGCCGGCGAAGTCTCCTCCACCGGCACCCACTCAGAACCCAGCCGCGCAACCTTCTCGTCAGCGACAGACACGATCGCGCCCGACGCAGAGTTGCGCAGGCGAACCATCAGACGAGGTCGTGGATCTTCGCGAACGCGTTCAGGTTCGCGATGCCCCAGCCGTAAACAACCTCGGCACGGAACGCGACCTGGTTCTTACGCTTCAGGTCACCGCCGCCGTCCGGGTCACCGTAACGGATGACCTCGAGGCCGATCGACTTCTGAACACCCCAACGGATGGCCGAGAAGTCGCCGACGAAACCGAGCACGTCGGTGTCGACCGCGAGGACACCGGTACCGCGGACCGTGTTCGACACGGACGCGCGGTGGCCGTCGAGCTCGCTGGTCTCGATGCCGAGACGGAAGTTCGGGTACAGCTTCTGCTCGGAGTTGGTACCACGCAGAGCCGAGAACTTCGCCGCGTAGGTCGGGTCCAGAGCGATGTCGCGAGGAACGAAACCATCCGCGAGGACGAGCGCGTCGGCCGCGTCCAGGCTCACGTACGGCTTGTCCGCCGCAACGTACTCGACGAGGTTCGTGGTGTCCGTGAGGCCACCGTTCATGGCGGCGACAACAGCACCACCGGTCGGGTTGATCTCGTGGAACACACCGAAGTCCAGTGCGCGGGAGAGAGCCGGCTGAATGAGCGCCAGGATCTCGTCCACGATCTCAAGCTGACGGTCCTCGTCCGCCCACAGAACCTCTTCGTTGAAACGGAGAGTCTTGTGGAACTTGAACGGCTTGATCGTCTTGCTCGTCGGCGTAACCGTCGAAGCGCCCTTGTCGCCACCCTCAGCGACATACTCGGCCTCGCCGATGTCGAACGTCCACGACTCGCCCTCACCGAACGTCATCGGAGTCTGAGCGGAAAGGGTGGCAACAGCCGACCCGTTCTGGATCGCACCAAGCCACGGCGCGATCTTCTGCTTGGGGATCGAAAGCGACCCCGTAGCAAGTGATGTCATTGTCTTGCCTTTCGGTTAGTCGGCCTGACCGAACAGGCCCCGCGCGAATTCGCGAAGCTCCGTGTCGTCCTTGCCAGTCGTTGTGGTCGCGCCCTCTTTCGGGGCGACGTTTCCCTGCTTCTTGGAGTCCGCCTGACGTGCCGCAAGGCGCTGCGCCTGAGCCGTCAGAGTGGACTCGTCAGTACCGGTGAGGAACAGATCGGCGTCGGACGGTTCATCGTCCTTGCCCTTCTCAGTGCTGATCCCGAACCGTGCGGCAATGCTCGAGCGAAGCGCCTCAGCCTTGGTGGCACTGAGTTCCTGCTCAAGCGACCCAAGACGTTCCTCGAGCGTCTTCGCGCCCGCAGCCTTCGCCTTGAGTTCCTCGTAATCGGGGTACTGCTCCTTGGCGAGCCTTTCGGCGCGCTGCTTCACGATCCGGTCGACCTCGGCCTGCGTGAAGGTCTTATCCTGTTCCTGCGTCTGGGCTCCCGATCCGATCGCCAGCGCGGATTCGCCCGCTGCCGTCGAACCCACACCGATGGGGGTGCTGTCGTTTCCAGTCATTTCGGTACTCTCCGTTTTCGTGCCGTCGCACATTCACCGCGAAACCGTCGCGTACGGCCACAGGAGACCCGTGGAAGCCTTCATTCCGGATAGTTGGCGTCCAGGTAGTCCCGGACGCGCGCCCTCGTGGCGGGCGTCTTATTGCGCCGGCTCGCCATGTACTGGAACTCGCCAACCTCAGTGCCCGGATCGTTATCCTTGAACACCGGCTGCGCCGTGCAATGACAATTCGGGTGAGCAGCGAACTGAACCGTCGACTGCCTATACACGGCGCCACGATCGGCCAACATCCGGCAGAACCTGCAGGTATTTGCCGACGCGAGACGCCGCCAACCCACAGACTCCGGGTCGTTCTGCCGATTCGTGAGGATCGTGTCTCGGTACGGCTTCGCCGTCTCCAACTGCACAATCTCCGCGAGCCGCTTCGACGCAGTCTCTTCGTCGTCCGAAAACAGCGGATCAGACGCCCACGCGATACCGCGGCGAATCTTCACCGTCCGGTCGTTCACCACAAACTCTGTGACGAATGTCCGATCACGAACGCCGGCCCTGACCCGCTCCTCCTCATAGAAGTCGACCGCGAGAGCAGCCGACCCCTCAGAGAAGTACCCGATCACCTCAGGGACACTGTTCAGAAGTGCCGCCCGGCGCGCTGTAGGACTCCCAGGGATCGCAACGAGCAGTCCGACCGCCGTATCTACCGACTCAGTCGTTACTAGCCTGAGCGCCGCCTTCGACTGAAGCGCTGTCACCATTAGCGACCGCCTTCGAGTTCACCAAAGCCTGGACAACAGCCCGCCCCTGCGCCTTCTGCCTCTCAGCAAGAGCACGCTTGATCGTCTGCTCATCCATCCCAAGCAGTTCCAGACCAACCTCTGTCTCAGCAAGCCACGGAACCGCCGCAAGCTGCTTCTGCCCGGCATCGGCGGCAGCCGACCGCGACACGTACTGCGGGTTACGCCACTTCGTGTCGATCGACGCCCACTCATCCGGGATCTTGTCGAGATCGTTCTGAATCGCAAGCGCCCGAGTCACCGCACGACGCACCGAAATCGACCAGTCGTCCGTCGCCCCCTCCGCCTCAGCAAGCAAGTTCTCGCGAGCCTCCGAATACGAATCCGCAGCCGTGGGGTTCGCCATGTCAGTGAGCGCGAAATCCGCATCCGACAGGTCGAACTCACGAGCCGTCAGCTTCGCAAGAGCGTTCATCTGCGCCAGATGCGCCTCGGGCGTCTCGGCCTTGAACTGCTTGATGTCCGCCCGAGGATTATTGGCTTCTTCGTCATCAGGGATGCCGAACACGCGCCCAAGCGCAACCTGCCACGACGCCTTCTGCGACCCATCAGCGTTCTTGAAGATCGCATCACTCGCACCCAACAGCACAAGCTGCGGAATTGAGTAGATGTCCATGTGACCCTCCATGCGAATCAACGCACGAACAGCCGCATCCTGAAGCCCAATCGTCGACCGGGTGATACGTGACCGCCCCATACGCCGAGACGCACGCGGCCGATACACCATCGGGTCAGCCGGCACATTCCACGGGTGCTCCGAACGATCCACAGACCACCCAGACGAATCCTTCTCCGCGTTGATCGTCTCCCCATCGAGGTACAGCACGAACCCCGTGATGTTCCCATCCTTACGGGCAGTCACAGACAGGAGGTTGTCGAGGCTACGCTTCCGGTTGTTCCAGTCGCCAGTCGCGTTCAGCGCATCCTTCGCATGGAGGAGCGACTTCGGCTCACCATTAGACTCGTCACCCCGCGTCGTGATGAGATACGAGACGCCGTGGATCAGAGAATCGGTACGGGCGTTCGCGATCTCGGACAGCAGGAAGTTGTTGTCCGTGAGCTCCTGCATCCCAAGGGAGTCAAGTTCGCCACCGGTCCACACCATCCGCTCGAGATTGCAGCGACGAGCAAGCCCGTCAACACCCTTCGCGTTCCACCCCAGAATCAGCCCCAGGCGCTTGTACTGCGGCGGAATCACCGACCCAACCTGCTTTATCGCCCGCTTCCCGTCATACACAGACGACCGCAACAGGTTCCGCTTCGACTTCTCAGCCAACTGCACCACAAGGTGATTCAGAAGGTCGTTCTCGTCATCCGAAAGCTCGGGAACATGGATCTTATCGGCCACTAGAGAACCACCGCCGTCCTAGATCCAGAACGCCGGGTAGGACGCTCAACGTTGTCTTTCTGTGCGCCCCACAGGGCGAGAGTCATTGCCACCACGGGCGTGATGTCGGACGCTGCGTCTTTCCTGTTCCACGCCCAACCAGGAAGCAGGGGACGCTTTCGAGCGACCGACAGGGCGACGTTCACCTGGGGCTGGTCCGTGTGCCGTAGCTTCGGCTCAACACCCATCACCGAGTCGTAGAACTTCCCGCACGCAATCGCCATGTCTCGCCCCTCAGACGCAGCCAGGGTTACCACGACGTCGGTTCCGACGAGGTAGTTCCTGCCCTTCCGCTTCTCGACCAGACCGGACAATTCATCGACCACCACGGCGTGAAGTCGGTTGCGGTCCGCGCGGGACTTCACCCACGGAGCAACCCAATCGACGCCCTTTTTCTGGTCGTCGAGCTCCACATGCCACAAGCCGTCCGCCCGGAGCCCTGCAAGGGCAACAGAAGCGACGGAACGGTCAGGGGAAACGTCGATTGCCAGGGTCAGCTTCTCCACGGGCATGGAAGCCGGGTCTTTGGCCCGCCCCCACGACACCGCGTCGATAACCTCGGGCGTTCCCGCAGCATCCCAGATCCCCAGCGCCTCACGACGAAACGAATCGTCGTCGGTCAGGTTCTCCCGCATCCGCTCCATCGCCTCGACAGGCGTACGGTGCGGAAAAGACGGGTTGGCCTTAGCCCACTGCTCCCGGTCATCAGGATCAGCGTCATCGTCAGCAGACATCTCGATATAGACGAGATCCTTCGTCTTCCCAGACAACGCCTTCAAACGACGGTTCGTGAACTCCTCGCCCGGGTCAGTCGGGCGCGGAGGCGTGCCCATGAAGAACAACAGCGCGCCGGCCTCATGCCTGGACTGGTTCGTCGCCGGAACCATGTCCTCGAGCGCCTTCTCGCCAAGAATCTGCGCCTCGTCGAACACCTCAACGTCGACCTCATCGAACCCACGCCCGAAACCCTGCTCCCGGGCGCCGAACATAATGATCGAACCGTTCGTGAAGACGATCTCCTGCTCACCATTCGCGGCACGAATCGTCTTGATATGGGGCCAGATCTTCTTCTTCTTGACCATGCCCTGCAACGACTTGAACGTCTTCGTCGCAGTACGAGTGCGGTGCGCGGTCCACAGAACCGTCATCCCCGGGAACAACACGCACAGGGCGATGATGATCATGCCGACGAGGAACGTCTTGGTCACCTGTCTTGGGATGCTGAGAACAACCCCGCCGACAGTGGCGGCGTACTTGCCGCTCTTCCGCTTCCCCAGAGCTACCTGACCGATGCCCTTCTGCCACTCATCGAACGTCACACCCATCTCAGAGCACTTCGCCTCGACACGCGGCCAAACCGTCGTCACAATCCCACTCGGGATCACAACATGACGCGCAACCTCAGATAGCCGCCGCGTCGAACCGTCCGTCTGAGACTTCGGCACCAGAACCAGCCTCCTCAGACAACCGGGCCACCATCGCCTCGATCTCCTTACCCAGCTCCATCTGCCGACGAGACAGAGCCGCAAGGTCACGGGCGGGCGTGTTCGGGTCATCGAGCGCAACCGCGATACGGCGACGCATAGCCCTCGATTCCTCCAGCCGATCGCCGACCTCTGCGGCCTCCAGGATTGACATGACGCGAGCCGGCGCAGCAGGGGTCTCATCGACCCCCACGGCACGCAGAGAAGGCTTCCGATCAGTCATCGGACACCTCCAAGGGCGTGCGCGGCGTTTGGAAAAAATGGTGGGGAGAGATCATCCGTATACCCGGAGGGCTACCGTGCCCCCTAGGGGGAGGCCCCGACCACCCGGTTTGTCAGCCGGTAGACTTGGTCTAGTCGAGTGCGCCTGATCTCCGCACGATGGGTGCGTATGGTCGTGCACGCTTGGTGGAGTTGCAGTCAGCGTGTGCCGCACGCAGGTTCTCGAGCGAGTCGGCGCCACCGCGGTCTAGGGGAACAACATGGTCGATGACAAAGCATCGTTTGTCTGGCCACTTGAGTGTGTAGTCGATGGGTAGCCCGCAGATGTGGCAGGCTGCACGGGATGCAGCTATGACCTTGCGTGCGCGCTTGCGTACGACATCGTTACGCGCAGCCATCCCAACTCCTTCAAGCGACTCGCGTCTTCATCAGTCGCAACGAACGGGCGTGCTGCTTTGATACACCAAACCTGCGGCCCAGCTCGGCGTCGTTGCCTACGATGGGCGCCAGCCTGCGAATCTCCGCCACCTGGTCGTCAGTGAGCTTTGCGGAGCGGTGCGTCTCGCCGTGTGAAGAACGCCTGCGACCCTTCTCGTCCATGTCGCGCATGTTGTCGGCCGGCGTGCCGAGGAACAGGTGCTCCGGATTGCAGCAGGGCGGGTTGTCGCAGCGATGTAGGACGTGCAGCCCATCGGGGATGGGGCCATTGGCTAGCATCCATGCGACGCGGTGAGTGCTCTCGTAGCCCGCACCTCGAGATCCGCGGGTCATGTGCCCGTGCCCGAACGTCCCGCGGATGGCGCCGGTCCACTCGATGCAGCCGTTAGGTCCCTCAACCAGCTTGGCCGCGAGACGTGATTCGACGGTGGACGTAAATCCAAGTGCTGTAAGATCGTGCATATCGAACTCCTCCAGTGGGTTCGGTCATGCCCCCGGATGTTGACGCATCGCGGGGGTTCGTCGTGCTCAGAGCGAAGCACACACGCATGGTGTACCTCGGAGGTGTCGAAGGGAATTGCACAGACGGCAGGGGTCGAACCTGCAACCTCCGGTTTTGGAGACCGGCGCTCTAGCCAATTGAGCTACGTCCATATGCACGCCTTATTCGGAGCGTGCGTGAGTGCCGTTACAAGCACACCGCCAGAGCCTTCTCCTGTTTGGAGTCCGGGTAGCCCTGTTACATCGACTCGTGGAGCTGGACCGATTCGAACGGTCTGTGTCCGTGTTCACTTTCGGTGAAAACCGCGTGAGAGTGAACAGCGGGCTTTCCAAGTCAGCCCCGTTGGTGTGGTTTGCGTCGTCACCGCGACGAGATAGACGAGAACCCCCTCAGATCAATCGTCATCTTCCGGAACGCCGACCATGCCGCCATACAGCGACAGGATCTCCTTGGCCCAGGCCACCTTGTCCGCGACCCTCTGACCCTTCGGCTGACTGACCGACCAGAGCTCCAGGTTCTCGATCCGGTTGTCGGCGCGATCACCGTTGATGTGGTGAACGTTCTCGTGCTTCAGGAGTTCGCGCCCGAGGTGCGTCTCCATAACCCAACGGTGTTGAAGCTGACGCGTCTGGACGGTGTTCTCCGTCTTCACCCGGTACATGTAGCCCTGGTAGTTCTTCTTCCACTTGCTCCAAGTCCCGGGCGCCAGGTGAACGACGCTCTTGTGCAGCGGTCGTCCGGCGTCGATGTCTTTGAGATGCGGCACACAGTATCCACGCGAGGAGTAACCCCGATGACATCCGTTCGCCGCGCAGGCGCGCGATCGTCGGATGGCCACTTGACCGGACAGCTTGCACGTGGGAGAGCAATAGATGGCGTACACGCGGCCAGGAACAAACGCTGAGCCGCATGTCACACAGTCCTTCGCGGGGTGGACAACCTTCATAGCGGTCCTCCCCTCGGTCGGTTCGGCTAGTCGTCGTCTTCTTCGAACGCACCCGCCTTGTACAGTTCGGCAAGGTGCACTGCCAAGCCAAGACCCGTGTGGTACGGCTGGTCGTCAGCGAACTCGGACATGTACCCGGTTGTGCGGCGGTCTTCCGTGCCGATGGTGATGTACGCGGCATGGATGACGTATGCGGTGACGAGCGCGTTCTCTTCGGTGACGTCCGCGATGTGCGCGTTGAGTGCAGCGTCGAGAGCTGCCTTCGTTGCGTCACTCATCGGTCGTATGCCCAGAAGAACCGACCACCCTCACCGATACCCTTGTGCGGGCCGGCGTGACCTGCGGTGAGGTAGCAGTCGAGCGAGTCGTAGTCGAGGACCAACGTCATTGTGCAGGTGTCCTCAGTCATCGAATCGCGCTCCCCTTCGGAACCAGCGTCGCCACTGCTTCTTCGCTCGCCCGTTGACGCACCGGTCACAGTTCAGCGATGGGCACCGTTTGGCGTGGTCGCCGTCTCGGATGTCTTCACCGAGGTAGTTGCGGCGGCGCGTCTTCCCCATGGGTTAGCCCTCACCCTCAACATCCGCAACGTCAGCCTCACGACTTACGGGGTCGGCTTGGTCTGCCACCAGCCTGCCGATACGCGAGTCGATGTACTCAGCCCGAAGGTTGCAGCACACGTCCGACTCACACCGGCACATCAGTCACCGTCCAACAGTGGGTAGATGAGCGCACCCATCGCCTCCAGCTTCGGCCGATACTTCTCCGCATGGTGGTGGCAGAAGTACAGGCATCGCCCTGATGGGAGGGACACGATGTCTTTCGCGGCCACAGCCATCCCGCATTCGTCACAGCATGGGTGCTCCATGGCGACACCGCCTCACGCGGTTAGTGCAGCCCCACCAGACGTTGAGTGTCTGGTGGGACTGCGGGAAGTTTCCGATCCGCCGCCGCTCGTCTCCGCAGTGCACTTATCAGGCTCGTTCGCCCGTTCAATCGTTCGCCGGAGGTTTTGGCAGATGGAAGTTAGTAGTTGCGGTCCCCGTTGGCGTGCTTGTCGGGGAAGATGCCTGCTTTGGCGTCCGCAATGAACTTGTCGAGCTGTTCACGAGTCAGCATGTGCGCTGACCGCTCGTGGTAGCCGGCTCGACAGTAGATGCAGTCCTGAAATACTTCGTCCATGGGAAGGTTTGAGAGCATCAGACGCCCCTGACCATGGACATGCGTTCCGGTTCGATCGACAGGCGACCGTGCCAGCCACAGGAGACGCAGCGTTGCATGCTGTAGCTGAACACGTCCGCAACGAACCGCTTCGCAATCGGCTTGGTCTCATGCCCACACGCCCGGCAAGTGTCCAAACGCGACTGGCCGTCAACGAACAAGGCCGGGTGGTTCTTGATGTGGGGTCGGAGTGCGTCGTAGAGGCCCTGTGTGGCGATCACGTCGCCGGCACAATACTCAGTGAGACATTCCCGGTCCTCCACAGACCCAGCCACAGCACGGTTCATCGCTTCACGGTCGTACGCGTCTGTCTTCGCCGGGATGCCAATGATCTGACACAGGGCGTCGAGGGACTTGAACTGCACCCCGGTCCGAAACTGGCGGGCCACCTTGAGGGTGTCGACGGTCTTGAACGGGGGCAACGGTGGAAGAGACGGGCGGTGCTTGTGCCCGATCTTCGGGAAGTAGAAGTCACCCTTCAACCACGGCACGTCAGCTCCGTCGAGGTTGTGACCGACGATGATGTCGGCCATGCCCATGAGGGAGTGAACTTCGCGGAGGAACGGACCACGCCCGCCCTTGTCCCACTCGGCGAACCGGAGAACGTCAGGTGAGTCGTACCACTTCGCACACACGATCGTCGTCCGAGGTTCCCTGACCACCGTTTCGTGGTGGATGTACCGGTTCTTCAGGTCTCCCCGGTCCCACCACTGCTGCTCCGAAACACCGGAGACACGTTCCACGTCAAGGATGAGGATGCGGTTACGGACTGCCGGGTTCAGCGCGGCACCCGCCGCTCTCAGCGACATGAGCAACGCCCCGCATTATGGCGACGCACCATGAACTCAGACACGTCATACCCGTCCTCACGGAACACGTCAGCAATGTACGTTCCCGTGCGTCCTTCACGTTTCATGTCCTCGAAGTACTCGAGGTCTTCAATTTCGAGGCCGGCAAGGATCACACCCATCCCACATCGGGGTCCGGGCTTCTTCTGGTCAACGGTCACAGCGGCAGTTTTCAGGCCCATGGTCGCTCCCAATGGGTTGGGTGCACACTCCCCCGGAAAGCGCGGGGCGCGTACACAGGGAAAGTGAAAGGCCCGACCGCACCGTTACGTGGCTTCGGGTTGTGACGGTCACGCGCTTAGCGACGGCGCGACTTTGGGACCGTGTTTGGGTATGGTGGCCGGCTCCTGGGCGCGGCCTTCCTCAACCGATCTACGGGGTCGCCGCTGCCGGGAGGAATGCGAAAGGCCGATTCAGCGCACGCCGAATCGACCTGAGAGAAGGTTAGCACACTAATCGTTAGCGCGGCAAGCGTTAGTGGCTATTTAGTGGCGGCATTGCCGGGGGATGCCCAGTTCTCACCATCACGGCGGTAGGTGGTGTCAAGCGTCAGCTTGACGTCTTCGGCGGGCGCGGGTAACCATGTGCCACGCAGGCGAAGGAACGTGTCGCCAGCAATGATGTCCCCAGTCGTAGGCGACTGCCAGACTGCGCCACCGTAGACGATTCCACCCGGGCGCTCGAAGATCAGCCGATCTCCGGGACGAACGTCCGAGTACCGCATCACTCGCTCCTATCGGCGGCGGCGGCGGCGGCTTCGAGAGCGGCGGCGATGTTCTTGTGCACGAGCGATGGCCCATCCTCGGACTCACTCTGTGACCGCATGAACGCATCCACCGCGGCCAGCACCATCGCGTCGCTGATCGGGCCCTGTCGGCGGAAACCAGCAGCGAGGATCGCGTCAGCCTGTCGAGGATGAACGGGGGCCAGGTAGCCGCCGTTGCTCCGCTCCACGAGAATCTCGACCAGCGCCTCGCGCTCGTCGTCGGTAGACTCATTCATGTCGACTCCTCCTTCGAGTTCGTACTTTAGGTGAGTGAGCCCCACCCGGTTAGGGATGGGGCGGTCTGGTTCCGGTCAAGCCAACGTTTGAGTTTGGGTAGGTTCTGGTCTGGCCCGAACACGAGGTATGTGCCGTCTACGGAGTCGCATCCGATAGCTGCGGCGTACCGGAGTCGGCGTTCGGAGTTCACCCGGCCCATGTGCACCCACTTGCCGCGGGCTTTCGCTTCACGGGTTAACTGGGCGGCGTGGGGTCCGAGCTTCCATTCGGTAGTGCCACCTAGGAAGAGTGCGTCGAACTCGTCCCACGGGACACCGACCGTTTCGGCGCCGTCCTGTGCGACGAACGCGGCCGGGTAGCCGAGTTCACGAATCTTCGGAAGCCACGGGGTTGAGCGGTCGAGTGTTCCCGCGGCGTCAGCGACAACATCAGGGGCGGTAGCGAACAGACATCTCGAGCGTTGCTCCGGTGTGAAGCTGTCCAACCACGCCAACCATGCGTCTTCGCCGGGGAACCCTTTGCCGAAGCATCCGTTGTCAGCGCACCATCCGGCACCCTCGGGGATCGCGTTGCCCTGCATGGGCGTGTTGATCATCCCGAGGGTGCCGGACGTCATCGCTTCACGAATAGGCCCCGTGGACGGGTTTCCGAAGTACAGCACGGGACACCACCCATCCGGTGAGAATGAACGCGAGCATCGCCCACGCCTTGCCGACGAGTTGCCCAGGAAGGGCAGGGAGGATCGCGGCGGGGCCGAACGCAATCCCGAGGAACAGGACCGTGTCAACCACCGCACCAACGACGGTGGACGCGGCAACCGCGATAGCCCACTTGCGATCACCGAACCTGGCCCGCTTGCGGATCGGCGTGTATACGCCGTAGTCGGCGAGCTCGGACACGAGGAACGCGACCACCGATGCGAGTGCGATGAACGGTGCGGACATTGCGAAGGACAGTGCCGCGCCGGCGAGGATCGCTGCGATGACTACCCATTTGCCGAGGGTGTCCTGGATGCCGTCTCTGAGTGCGAGGGTTGCGCCGGCCACATATGTTCCTGCGGTGGCTGTGAGTCCGAACCCGACCGGGACGAACCCGAAGTGGGTGGTGAGTACGTTCGCGAGTACGACCGTAGAAATGAAAACGGCCACCAGAATCCATCCGGTGACCCGCTTGCCTGTGGTGTTCATTCAACTTGCCTTTCGTTCAGTGAAGAGTTCGGGTGCGATGCAGCGACCGCGGACCCGACCGTCCGTGTCGACGGTCTCGGGGCACGGCCAACCAGCGCCGTCCTCGTGGTGGTGGGAGATGTGGGCCGACGCGAAGGATTCAGTCACGGGGTCTCCCTGTTCTCGAGTTCGTAGGCGAGTTCTCTTGCTCCCCACCTCTTGTCGCAGGCGCGGCAATGAGCAGTGGACTCGTCAATCAACGACTTGTCAGGGTTCCTAGGCGATTCGACGACAAGGGGGCGCGGGTATCGTTCCCCATCCCTCCACCACTCCGACGCCCCACACGTAGGACACGGGTCGGGGAGATCCTTCTGTCGGGGTGGTTCAATCTCCCTACGGATGGATGCTTCCCAACCGGTGAGGAGACGCACACGCCCGGCGATGCTCCCCGGTTCGCGTTCCGTCTGCGTCCACGCCACGTACCATGCCCGCAACGTCCGCCCCGGATCACCCTTATGCACGGTCGCTTTCGCGTCATGCGCCCAATCCGTGATCTGCGAACTGATCCGCATGAACAGTTGGAGGGCGCCGGAGTTGATCGGTACCCGCTGATTCGGGAGCGACTTCGACCCTTCCCGAGACAGGGAGAACCGGATCTCGTTCTCCAACCGGTCCAACAGGGGTGTGTCGAACACGACACACGTGAACCGGGAATCCTGAATCGTGTGATGCAGGACCCCCGGCTTCGTCAGACTGTCGACGGCGTCGAGGAGTTCGGTGAGTTCGGTCATCGGGCGCCTACTTCCTGGTGCGATTCGGTCACGAGCTCAACGTCTTCCGCGGGCACATAGCAGAACCCGGCGCGCACCCCCGACATGCGCCACTCCGACCCCGGATGCACACACTCCGACGCCACAGGGTGACCGTCAACCGGGGGAAACACGACAGCAACCCGGTCCGCATGCTGCGCACACGCGAACATGTTCGACTCCGGGTCAATCAGGTAATGGGTGGTTGCGGGGGCACCACACATGCGGACAGCCCACGACGTAACGAACCCGCAATGCCCCTTCGCCGTGGTTGGTAGCACGGGGCCGATCGTTCCCCTCGGCTTCGTCATCCGGGCCTCCGATTGTTCGGGCAGTCGGGTCGTCCCCCGGTCCACGGGTTTCGGCACTTGCCACACACGTGAGGTGGGGGTTCGGGTGGAGGGTTCCGGACGGAGTCAATGACCGCCTGCTGAGCCTTAGACGGGTTCCACCAAGGACGCGGCTGGCCCATCAGAAAGGCAGGGAAGGGTCGTAGGAGTCGACGTGGGCCGCTTCCCACGCGGCAGGTTCCGCAGCAGCGGCCGGCGCCTGACCTGCACGGGTGATCGACGTCGCCCACACAACCAGCGAGTAATGCTTCTTCCCGTTCGTGTCGGTGCGGGTCTCGGTCTTCTCCGTACCGACGACGTCGATCCGCTCATCCTTGGCGAACTGGGCGAGCTGGATACCCGCTTCCCGTGACACCTTCACGTCGCGGAACGTGCGTGAGACTGTTTCCCACCGTTCCTGGTCGTTCTTCCGCGAGTGGGGTTCGGCGGTCTTCAGCACGAACACGTCGCCCTGCTGGTTCGTCACGGTGTCTTCGATGAACGCGGTGAACTTGATGTCAGCCATTGGTGGGCTCCTTGGTGGTGAGGTCGTATCCGTTGAAGTCGTTCGCTACCAGCCACGCGACGGGGTTCTTGTCGCCGCGGTAGTCGGTCGTCAGGGGGATGATGCCGGGCAGGGCGAGCCGGAGCCCTCCGCCCCATTCGGGCTCGTCGGGCAACGCCTCGACGGCCTTCTCGATGCCGTCCATGAAGGCGAGGGCGTCGCGCACCTGCGACGGGATCAGCTCGGTCATTCGTCTTCCTCGTTGTCTAGGTCGAATTCCCCGCGCGCTTGGCGGAGAAGCATGACGGCCGCACCTACGACCGCCAACAGAAACGCCACCCCGGTTAGGGCGGCGATGATGATGAGTGGGAGGAACCCCGCAAGTATCGGGCTCACGTTGGCTCCTGGATGCGGAAGCCTGCGTCGAGGACCGAGCCAACTACCGCGTCGATCAGTGGCCGCATATTCTGTCCGAGCAAACGTGACTGCACCTTCTCGGGAAAGTTGGCAGCGTTGACCAGCACTGCTCCCACAGCGATATGCAGAGAGTGGCGGTCGGTGTCGGTCGGTTCGGTCATGGTGTTCCTTCCGGGGTGATCTCGCGTACCTCGAGCCGGATGTCAGGCTCCGCGCCCTTCTCGTAAGTGATGACGGGCATGTGCTTCACCATCAGGTCAGGGGTGTCGTCGGGCACGATCCCCGCATCAACCAAGCCATCACATAGCGGCTTAAGTGTTGCCACCGGGTTCTCGACGTCTCGTTTGCGGCGGTCCTTGACGGTCCACGTCATGACGACATCGATCTTCGAGACGGGTGGGAACGTGGCGAACGCTTCCGCTGCCGCCTTCCGCACCATCGCGGTCAGCTTCGCTTCCTGCATCCGGTGGATACGTTGATTCATGGACAGGGGCGGGCGGGGCCAATCGAACGACACCGCCATGTAGTGACCGGTCATGCGACGGCCTTTCGTCGTTCGTACGCTGCCAGTCCCCCACGAATCGAGAACCGGTCCCACGTCGGTGCGTCCGCAAGACACTGCCGCCGCACAGGGCACGACGCACACACCGCCTTAGCGCTAGTGGTGGACGCTCCCGGTTCCGGGAAGAAAGCGTCGGGGTCCGTCGTCGCACACGCGGCGTCGTCCATCCACGTCCGGGACACGGTCGGTGTACCCCGCAGCGTCTTGCAGTCCTGGCAGTGTTTCCCGGCCGCACCGGTCTTCACCTGCCGTGCAACCCCGCAGCGGGGGCAGGGGACGATGACGTCTCCGCTCATGTGGTTCTCCTGTATCTGGGGTTTGCTTTGAGGCCGTGTGAGCGGCGTACCTGTGCGATGGTGCCGACGGTGGGCCATCCGAGCTCGGTGGCAATGTCGGCGTCGCACATGCCGGCGATGACCCTGGAGCGGACGGCTTCTCGGAAGTCGCGTCCGTGGCGTTGGCGTAGGAGTTCGTCGCGGAGGACTTGCCCGGGGGTGATGCCTCGGCGTTCCGCTGTTTCCTGGATGCGCCACACGTCACGCGGGTCAAGGTCGACCTGGATTCGCATGTTGGTTCCTTGGGGGTATGAGAAACGGCCCCCTACCCGAAGGAAAGAGGACCGTGAAAGGTTGAGGCTGAGTGCTAAGCGGCCGGTTCGCGCGAGCGGCGTTCAGCATCGATCATCACGATTGCTCGGCGGAAGTCCTCGTTGCTGGCGAGGTTGTTCCACGTGTTCCAAGCCGCCGTCAGGTTCGTGACGTTCGGCTCGATAGCTCGCACCGCGGCCTCGATGACGTCCAGCCGGGCGCAGGACTCGCATCCCGTGCTCATTCCGCACTCCTGTCCGTGTGGTTCGGGTTGTGGTCACAGTCGGTGCAGGTACACGACACCCGCTCGCATCCTGTGTGTTCGGGGGTGGATGGGTGGGCGCAGTACCCGGACATGGTCATAGGGACACGAACACGAGGAGTGTTCACGGCCGCAGCTCGGTCGGTACGCACGCGAAGATGTCCACGGTGACCGTACGTGGCACCTCTCGTTCGATCCACACCTCGTGGACGCTGTAGAGGCTGGCCCACCATGCAGCAACGATCGCTTGCCACCTGTGACGGTACGAGTAGCCGTGTGCTTCGCCGTCCCGTCGACCTTCCCAGACGATGAATGGGCGGGGCTTGCCGCGTCGCTGACGCATCACTGCACCTTTCGGTAGTACTTGTTGAAGTTGGTTTCGTTGATCCACCGAACTGGGACACGACCAGACGGCCCCGGTTCTGCGTCGACACGCGCCCACCCCAAATAGTTCGGGGTGTTACGGCGGGGCCGCGCGTCCACAATCCGCACCGGGGTATCGAACCGCACCCACGTGCCGTCGTACTTCTCAAGCAGGTGTCCGCGGGCCGTCAACACCGCATCAGACATACGACGAGTCAAAACGCGTTCTCCCCTTCTTCACGGGCACACTTCGCACACGGCATCGGGTAGTAGTCGTGGAACCGGCAGAACACGTCCTTCACCAACTCCGGTGAGGATGTGCCGGCTACGGGTTCGTCGTCCCACCGTTCAGCCCGCAACCACGGGCCAGGCATCTTCACGAACTGCTTCTCCGTGAGGAGTGATGCGAGCTTGTACCTGCGAAGCCCCGCCATGATGGTGTCGAGGTCGGTTTTCTTCCTCGCAGCGGTGAACGCTTTACGCGCGTCACCCTTGCCCTCTTTCCGTGGGTACTCTCCCCAGAACTTGTCGAACTCCTCCGCCAACGGTGGAGAAGGTCTTTTAGGTCTTGTCTCTGTCTCTGTCTCTGTCTCTGAGCCATGACTTGCCTGTGGTTTGCTATCGGTTTGCCATCGGCTTGCCGCACCTTTGCTACCCGCCTCGCGGCGTCGATCCGAGATCTCCCGCCGCTTGGCTTCAATCTCCGAGCGGAGCGGGTGATGCTTCTCGAAATCGTGGATGCGCCAACCGCGCTCTACGCGAATCCATGACGGCCGTTCGGGGTCGTTCGCTCCGAGCTCGTCTGCAACCGCCTGACCCCAGCGTCGGAGAACCACGCGTTCGTCGAGAAAGCCGTCTGACATCATCCGTCGCGAGTAGAAGGTGGCCTCGAAGACGGCCCGGAATGCTGCGTCCGATAGGCCGATGATCTTGGGGTGCTCGTCCATCTCGATGGGGAACGGCGCGAACAGCCGGTCGTCCTTGCCGCTACCTTTCGGCATCAACCCACACCTGTCCCTTCTCCCAGAACAACGTCAACGTCTCGATGGGCGCCGGCAACTCGAAGTCATCCGCATAGAGCGGTCGATCGGCGGCGATGTTGTATATCGGGATCTCGTCGCGGATCGCTCGTGACTCCTCGGTCTTAGCCACCAGGCGGTCCGGGTATCGCTCCACAAGGGCCTCGTGCGCTTCGTTCCACCACTTGGATTCCTGGCGGTGGCCCCTCATGCGGTCGAAAACGTTCATGGCGATACCGACGTACAGCAAGGCCCCCGCGCGGTCGTAGACCCGGTAGACGTCTGTCGGGCGGGTGGTGTTTCGTCGGCGCATCGGTACCCCTAGTCGTCTGTTGTTCGGTTGACGGCATCCCGCAGGATCACCTGCTGGACCCGCCACTTCGGGAACTCGGTGAGGTCCACAATTTCGTCGACTTCAAACCCGTTGAAGAACGCGAGGGGTATGGCGGCGATGCGGGTTGGGCCGTGTGGCGCGGTCAGGTGGGACTCGATGAACGCGCGCTCCCAAATCTTCACGACGCACTCCGGGCGGAATATGACTCTGACGACATAATTGGCCTCCTAGTCGAGTCGGCGCATAACGCCGCGGTACAGCACCGGTTCCGTTTCGGGGTCACCCCACGAGTGGATTGACCAACCCATCTCATGCCCCTCAGTGCTGTGCGCGATGCCGTGGCATCCGGCACCGAGAACGTTCCCCATGCCGCATAGGTGCAGCGCGTTGACGATCTCGCTCTTGCCGCCACGGCTGGCGTACTTGCGATGGTGGATGT